AAGGAAAAAACTCAGGAGATGGCAAGCAATCGGAGTCGGGCGAGATCGCGCTCGCGGGCGGCCCGGCAGGCCTCGGCCGCCCGGGCCGCCTCGAGCTGGGCCGAGGCCTCGGCGGCGGCGGCGGTGCGCTGCTCGACCTGGGCGGCGAAGGCGCGGACCGCGGCGCTTGTATCCGTGTAAGCCGGGAACGTGACCGGCCCGATATCAAAGAGTTCATCGATCTGCTCGAGGGTCCGGATCGGGACATCCCCCGAAAACTCCCAGCTATCCTCGAGAATCGTGAAGCTAAACGACTGGCCGACCAGATCGCGGCGGCGGACCGATTCCGCGACGTCGCGGCCGGCGGTGGTATCCGGTAGGTCGACCTCGACCCGCAGGCCGGCGGCGTCGGGAATCAGGCGCAGCGTGCCCGCCGAGGTGCGCCCGAGGAGGAGATTGACGTCATGGTTGACCAGCGCCCGCACGTCGCACCGCGCGGCGGCCTGGTCGAAGGCGCCCGGGGCGATCTTCTCGCGGAACATGCCCAGGTCCTCGGAATAACGGTTATAGACCGCGGCGTAACCGTGGAGCGTGCCCGGCGAGCTCGAGCCCTCGGCCGCGGCCCGCAATTCGACCGTCTCGAGGACATCGCGGGTTTCGCGCTCGCGGGTTTTGGTGGTGGTGGCGGTGTTCATTGCTCGGGTCCTCAGGCGGCGGGATCGGCCGCGGGTGCCGGCGGCCGCGCCGGTTGCTTGCCGGCGTTCTGGGCCGGGATGTATTGCGACTGGACCAGGTACAGGTCACCACCGTTTTCGGGCCCGGGAATCGGCAGGCCCTCGCGCGCGGCGATCGTATCGGCGTTGATCGCCCCGACGCTTTTCAACATCTGGTAAAACGTGGCCCGGCCCGACATATTCCCGCGCAACAAGGCGCTCATATCGTGCCGAAACGTGAACCGATCTTTTTCATCGTCAAATAAGAGTTTATCGTTATATTCGGCCTCGATCGCCTCGAGCCAACCCTGGAGGGTCGAGATCAGATAATCGGCGTTACTCTCCTCGAGGTTCGCTAAGTGGGCCTGAGAATAATCCCCTAATTTATGCGGCGGGACATTGAGCATCCGGGCAATCTCGAGGACCTGAAAAGCGCGCGTGCCGAGAAACTGTGCATCATCGGGATTAATCTGGGTCGAAACCCAGTCGAGGCCCTCCTCGAGCACCGCCACCCGATTGGCGTTTTGACTGCCCCCGTGAATCCGATCAAAATCCTCGCGCAGGTGTTTTGCCCCCATATCCGACAGTCGCTTCGGGGTCCGGAGAATGCCTTTCGGCACCGCGCCATTCCCAAACAGGGTCGCGCCGAATTGCTCGGCCCCGATCGACAGGCCGATCGCCTGCCGCATCAGGGTCACCGCGCAATAACCCTGGATCCCATCGAAGCCGAGGCCGGCGATATGGAGTATGTTTTCAGGGAGATATTTCGTGCCGCGCGTCTCATCCTGGTAATACAGGTCGCCCGTGTCGGTGGCGTGGGCCTTGGTCGTGCCCGGGTGCAAGGGAATCAGGTCGGTCGGAAAGCCGGAACCGTCGCGCGCGATCTCGGAATAATGGTTGCCCCAGCCGAGGGCATGCCCCATCTGCATTTGGCGATAGCGCATGCCGTTCATGCGCGCATTCGGCTTGACCCCGGCCAGGCGGTACCGCGGATCCCCGCGGGCCGGTACCGTCGCCCCGCCCTCGACCTGGAGGAGCTGAAACGGCAGTTTGGCCACGTCGGTACTAATCACATTCACCCCGCAAAACCATGATGAGAGCGTCATCGCGGTCTGCGGGGTCACCGTGACCCCGGAGAGCACCGGGGCGACCAGGCTAAAGCCGATGTTCTGCCCGGGCCGGATCGCCAGCGCCCGGACCGCGGCCCCGGCCAGCCCGGCGAGCTGGGCGCCGAACCGCTCGAGGAAGGCCGGCCGTTTGAGGGCGAGACTCATATCATGAGAATCCGGCGGTGTTCACCCGGCGCGCCCTCGGCCGGTTCCGATTGCGCCGCGGCGATCGCGTTCACGAGCGCGGACACCCCGTCGATCTTCTGCCGCGAGCGCTTTTTATCGAGCTTGATGTTGCCGGCGGCGTCGGTGACCGCGATCGCGTTCGAGACCATCCAGCGCAATACCGGGTTGTCGCCATGCCGCAATTTCCCGCTCTTTACGAGGCGCTCGAGATGTTTCGTCGGCGCCGACAGCGACAGGAAACCTTGCCGCAGATAATCGACCGGCAAACCGTCCTCTTCCTTCAATTCGATCGCCAGGGCGGTCGCGTTGTAAGGGTCGAGGAGGAGCCGGGCGAGGTCGTTTTCCTGGGCGAGCTCGTTGACCGTTCGCCGGATCCAGGCATAGTCGACAATGCTGCCCGGCGTCGCGGTGACCCAGCCCTCGCGGATCCATTGACCATAGGGCGCCCGGTCGGTGCGCTCGAGCTCGAGCACGTTATCGCGCGGCATCCAGAACCAGGCGCGGAGGTCGTAACCGTCCGCCTCATCACCCCAGAGCACGACCAGGGCGGTCAGGTCGACCGACCGGGAGAGGTCGGCCCCGGCATAGCACCGCAGGCCCGCCGGCGGCCGCGAGGGCCCGCCGCAGGCGGCCCAGTCGTCACCGCCGATAAACACCTGATCGGCCTTGGTGACAATGTTCAACCGGAGGCGCAGAAACCCGGCGAGCTTTCTTGGGGTTTCCTTCGCCTCGGCGAGCTCGCGGGCGAAATCCGTCCGCGAGATCGTGACCCCCAGACTCGGGTTCGCCTTGCGCCAGGTCGCCGGCGAGTCGAGATCATCCTCGGGTAACGCGCGGTAAATCTGGCCCAAAAATGTCGTATCGGGCACGATTCCCGCGGCGACCTTTTCCGCATACTGCCGTTCTTCGAACCAGATCCCCGATTCGTCTTCCCCGGCGGTCGTGATCGAGAGCCGCAGGGGCTGGGCCCGGGCCGCGCCGGCATACTCGAACACATCCCACAATTGCCGGTCCTTCTGCCGGTGCAATTCGTCGAACACCGTGAACGACGGATTGAGCCCGTCCTTCGAACCGGCGATTGCCGAATTCGCGATCAGCACCCCGTTACCCGGTTTATCAATCAAGCGCTTGTTATTGATGCTGTTGTGAATCTCGAGGCGACATTTGAGCTCGGGCGAGGCCTCGACCATGCGCCGCGCCTCCTCGAAGATGATCGCGGCCTGGTCCTTATCACAGGCGTTCAAGTAGACTTCGGGCCCGGCCTCCCGATCGGCCAGGAGCATGTAAAGCCCCAGCGCCGAGACCATCGTGCTCTTGCCATTTTTTTTGCCGACCTCGAGATAAGCGCGCCGGAACCGCCGCCGGCCGTCGGGCCCTTTCCAGCCGTACAGGCGGATGATGAAGTTTTTTTGCCAGCCGAGAAGCGTGATCCGCTCGCCCGCCCACCGGCCCCGCGACTGGTGACAGAACCGCTCGACAAAGCGGCACACATAGCGCCCCGCGGCGAGATCGAAGCGGCAGCCCTCGGCGATCGCCAGCCGATCGCTGGCATTCTGGATCCACTTGGCGCCGATCCTGGTCGTCATCGTGACTTACTTCTCACCTTGCGGGGCCCGAGGAAGGCGCCGAGCTCATCCTGCGCCCGATCGGCCGGGGCCGTGAGCCGCGACCGGCTCGAGGGCGTGGCCCCGAATTCGACCAGGACGCGCGCCATCTGGGCCCCGGCCTGAATCTGCATGGCCACTGCCGGGTTCGGCTTGACCCCGCCCAGGACCGTTTCGGAGAACAGCCCGTTTTCATCGATATCGGCGCACGCCTTGCGCCAGGTCGAATAGGCCCGGCAGTACACCGCCAGCGCCGCACCGTCGACCCGGGAGATCACGCGCATTTCCTCGAGGAGCGGGATTACCCGATCCCATTCCGCGCGGGCCTTGGGGTCGAGATCCTTGGGCCGTTCGGGCCTTCCCGGCGGCGGCGCCGGCGCATCCATGTTGATACGACTCTTCTGCTCACCTTTCATGATCTTCAGCGGCGTCGGCGCTGGTTTTCTGCCACGCATCATATGACCTTATTCTTATAGTACAACCCGTCGCGTGTTTCCGCTGGTGTGTGTTTATGGT